ATTACTGATATTTGGAATTACTGCATTTTTAGCTTACAATACTTATTATGATGGAAAATACACAAAAATGATAATGAAGAATAAAAAATACTTTCAAATTGCGTTTTTTGTATTTTTAGGTGTCGTCTTTTATCTCATGGTTAAACGCAATCCAGCTAGATGTAAAAACTTATTGCTACACGCAAACAATGTAGTTAAATATATGCCAATTGATAAATCTTCTATGGATATGCTAAGCCCTTTAATAGATTTTACAACAACGTCTAGCAACTCAAGTTTTATGGGTGACTTGCATAATGAAGAGGGAATCGCGTCTGGTGATGTTGGAACAATGAGCGCAGAAAAACGCATATTACAGTCTGGCGGAAAAAGTACAAAACGCTCTGTAAGCGAAACTAAAAAGAAATATGTAGCGTCCCAACAAGGGTGGAAATGCGGAGACTGTAAGCAACAATTAAACGCATGGTTTGAAGTAGATCATGTTAAACGACTTGAATATGGTGGAACTAATGAAGTTGCAAACTTGGTTGCTTTATGTAGAGACTGTCATGGTAAAAAAACGGCCATGGAAAATATGTAATTCCACCTTTTACAAAGGTGGAGCCAAGAAGAGGGATTCACAAGTTGTGAAAGGTTGAGCTAAATTTTCATAAAATATAATGTAATTATATATTATGGACATTCCAAAAGCTACAGCAATTCCATTATTAAATACCATAAATTCAAATGCCGATTCTGTTAGCAATTACAGTTATTCAAAAATAAAAACGCCTCTTATATATGCAACATTTATAATAGTAATGCTGATTCTCATTTCGGTTGTTGTAGGTTTAATCTATTCAAAATCTGCAAATCTACCAAATGGAAAAGCTTTATCTCAAGAAGAAACTAATACAGCGATGATGATTGTGGCATTTGTTGCAGCAATATTACTCATAGTTTTTATGACTATACCTAATTACAAGGATTTTTTGAATTTCATTAGTAGAATTAAATTTGTATTATTATTGGCGGGATACATAATTGGGCTTATTATTCTCTATAGAAATGTCCCACGAGGAATAATTGACGCTTATTCTTTTTTAGTTTTCCCAGCGACTATGTTGATAGGAATTTATTTATTTTATTTAGCAATGGAAAAGGGTCAGTTGTATGGGTTTGATTTAAATTATGAACGCGTTAAATACGCCCTTATATATTTTTGTCTCATTGTTTTTATGTTATTATTTTATACTGTAGATCCAGGAGGTTATTTAAAAACTTATTTTGGCCCTTCTCTCGTTGTTACAATTTTATTGGCTATATTTGGATTCCTTTATTTGATTACTCTTATGACGCTTCCAACAATACAGGGTTCCAAAGTAACTGGTTTGCACGGCGCAGACGCATCTGGTGGTGGGTTATTTAAAGGATTGTCAAATATGGGACTTTTCAGTGGTATTGGATTTTTAATATTTTTAATTGTTATAGTTGCTGGAATTTTGGCATATCCTGGCGGATTCACCTCAGGAACGGGACTCGCCGGAACAAATAAAACAACCAAAGTTTCTGGAATTGTAATTCTCCTTATTATTATATTTATTTTATGGATTTTATTTTTCGGAGTTCTATCTTTTTCTGATGTAAAATTGAGAGATGCTGGTGGAAATTTTGATAAAAGCATGTCTAATATTACAAAAATAGCGCGGCAAGTTTTCATGTTATTATTTGGTCTAATATTTTCTGGTTTATTGATTGGTTGGCTTGTTACCGGCGTTGAAAGTTTGTCAAGTCAATCAGGAATAGTTTCTTTTGTGTTAAATTTGATTATTGTTGTCGCAATATTAGCTCTAGTTTTCAAATTGGTTACCGGTGGAACTTATTATAAAAAGAGTCCGTTTTTCAGATTGATTGTTAACACTCTATTATATATTCCTTGCATACTAGTCGGAATTCTTGACCCTATATTAAGTTTTCTAGGATTTGGTGGTTCTGTTGCTGCAGTCGCTGGAAAATCTGGGTTAAGTGGATTGTGGAATGGATTAACAACGACAATAGAAGCAACTAAAAATACCCCCCGCGCATATTATGTATTGCTTGTCGCCGTTATTTTATTATATGTTATTTATTTTTTCTTAGGGAAACAAGTAGAGACAAATTTATCTAAACAAGGTGGAACATTACTGGTAAATAATCCTGTATATACAAATACTGAAAATTCAATTGGACTTTACGATAATTTAAATGGAACAACTGAAGAAAACCCATACAATTATAAATATGCCATATCATTTTGGGTATTTATTGACGCGGTAAGCCCAAATGTTAATAGTTCATTGAACAAATTTACTTCCTTATTAAATTACGGAAACAAACCCAATGTGCTTTATAATGCCGCGGAAAATACACTTAGGATAACATTGGAAAATGACGGTGAACCTGCCATTGGAAGCGCGAGTAGATTGAAAAATCCACAAGAATTAGACGCAGATGGAAATATAATTATTTATGAATTGCAGAATGTCTTGCTTCAAAAGTGGAATAACATAATTATTAATTACAGTAACGGAACTTTAGACATTTTTTATAATGGCCAATTGGTTAAATCCGCAAATGAGGCGGTTCCGGCAATGTCAAAAGATACACTTACAATTGGATCTAATAATGGAGTAAATGGAGGAATATGCAATGTAACATATTTTAACACAGAACTTAGCATGTCACAAATATATTACCTATACAACCTTGTTAAAAACAAAAATCCTCCAGTGGTGAACTCAAGCAAAGAATCTATTGTTAAGAATGTCTTGAAAGGCGCAAACATAAAAGCCAATCCACCAGTAATTACAATTCCTATTAACATTGATGTTAAAACGGCTAAAACTGAAGACAATAACCCAGAACAAACAGTTAAATCAGACCCGAATAATACAAGCGTTGACTATTTGTCATTTAAATGGTTTGCAACAGCAAATAACGATAATTTTAATGGAGTTTAATGGCGTTTAATGGAGTTTAATGGCAATATATTCAAGATAATTTCTATGAATATATTATACTATGGATATTAAGAATGTGCTTCTCATAATTATTATCGTTGTTTTACTTTATGTTGTAATTCGTTACATTTTTTCAGATTCATCCACTTTGAGCAGTTTAAGTTCTGGAACTACAATGCAGACTATTGCGGCAAAATCATTGACAACTGGGTCTGTAGCCAATTCTAGCAATTTCACATATTCCATCTGGTTTTATGTTAACGACTGGAATTACAAATATGGCGAAAATAAGGTTTTATTTGGTCGCATGGGAGGATTAACCGACACAACGAGCGTCTCCGTTTCCGGTGTATCTGGTAAAAACCCCTGCCCTACAGTTGTTTTAGGAAGTATTGAAAACAACCTTTCAATTATGTTAACATGTTATCCTGGATCTGACAGCGCATTGTCTAGTGATTCAGTTAAAGCTTCCGACGGTTCTATTATTCACACATGTTCTGTTACCAACGTTCCTATACAAAAATGGGTTAACCTATTAATTAGCACATATGGTAGAACATTAGATGTTTATCTAGATGGAAAATTAGTTAAAACATGTGTCTTGCCGGGAGTTGCTAAAATTAACCAAAATGCGGATGTTTATGTAACGCCAGCTGGAGGATTCGCTGGATGGACATCAAAATTCCAATACTTTCCAAATTCAACTAACCCACAAACTGCTTGGAACATTTACCAAAAGGGCTACGGAAAAAATTGGTTATCCAATCTTTTTGGAAAATACCAAGTTAAGGTAACTTTCTCAAATAATGGAACAGACACCGGCGGTTTTACAATTTAACAATGTTTTTCTTATGTTATAATATAATATAGATGGATAACGGAAGTTTTACAACACAAAATACTGGAAGAGGAAGTGGAATTAAAGACTTTATGAACTCCAGTAGTTTAATAGCGCGTGTTTCATTCTTATTATTAGTGATTCTCATTTTCATTGTTGTTTTGCAATTTTCTATAGGAATATTAGCTTGGTTTTTTGGACCAACGAATTCTCCTAGATTAATAGATGGTATGGTTGACGCGAAACAGTTATTGGTTATTCCACAAGATCCGTCTCAAGCTCACGCCAAACCAATTATTCGCTCTGTTAATGGTCCCAGCGGAATAGAATTTACATGGTCTGTTTGGGTTTTTATGGATGACACTCAATCAACAAAATATAGACACATTTTTAGTAAGGGCAATGCAAATGTTGCAGAAAATGGATTGAATTTTCCAAATAATGCCCCAGGATTATACATTATGCCTAATACAAATGCATTAAAGGTCATTATGAATACATACAATAACATAAACGAAGAAGTTGTTATTAGTGATATTCCTTTAAATAAATGGGTGAATGTTATCATTAGATGCCGTAATACAAATTTAGACATTTATATTAACGGAACTATTACAAAGAGTTTAAAGTTAACTAGCGTTCCAAAACAAAATTATGGAGACGTTAACATCGCATTAAATGGTGGTTTTTCGGGATACATTTCAAATTTGTGGTATTATGATTATGCTTTAGGAACCGCTGCTATATATAATTTAGTAAAGAGCGGTCCTAATACAAAAATGGTTGGATCGTCTGCCA